TTAATAAAACTCTATACCCGTAATCTTCAATGAGTTCTGGCGCTTCCCTTTAATTCCTTTTTCATATTCAAAATGAATGTTTTTGATTGCCATCTTTATGAATTCAGTTTTTAACTCATCTTCCATTAATTCCCAGCCGTTTAGCAATGAATACTTGAAATTTTTAATCTTCTCATAGTTAAAAGTCTTACCCTTATCATTATCCTTGCGCTTTTCATACTCATGTATTTCTTTGTCAATACGACTTATTATTGGAAAAGCTTCATCCTTATCCATCATACCTTCTATAAAAAGTGTTTGACATCTAGCGCGTTCTTTTCGCAACTTTTCAATATCGATGCCGACATCTTCTATTTCTTTAGGTTGGTTTTCGATTTTATATGATGTTAAATCAAATTGTTTTAGATAATTGTAAAATTGTTTTAAAACCTCGCCTTCGTCGATGTTACATGCATTTTTATTTTTAGTATTTTTGCAGTTAGAACAAAAGTATAGTTTAGAATACCAAACTTCTTTATTTTTAGGCGTATGCTTGACTGTGTTTAAAGTCAATTTCTGGTTACAGTTTGGACATAATAGTTTACTTCTGAAAATAGCGTTATGTTTTACGATTGTAGAGTTAGTTTTTTCACTTATCCTTAATTTTATTTCTTCGTATTCTTCTTCACTTATAATAGCTTCGTGGGTGTTTTCGACGAATATGTCACCGAAAACAAGATGACCTCTAGCTACCGGACTCGTTAGAGCATTGCCTATAACTGATCTGTGCCAGTTTTTACCTAAGGGTGCTTTGTATTTAGAGTTGTTCAATTTTATAGTTATTTCTCTTAAACTAGTACCTTTTTTCGCTTCTTCTACTGCAAATCGTAATACTTTTTTATATTCATTAGGCACAAATTTATCGTTTACTCTGTCGTAATAGAAAGGAGGGACAGTTTTAGCTAACCCTTTTCTAGCTGATGCGCGTCGACCCATTGCAGTACGCTCTTGAATTGTAGTACGCTCCCACTCTGCCATAGCACCTACTAATGTTACGAACAAACGTCCCATAGCAGAAGTTGTGTCATATACTTCTGTTGCGCTCCTAAACAACACGTTTTTATTCTCAAACAATTCTAGTATCTCTAGTAAGTCTTTAACACTTCGAGTTAATCGATCTAGTTTATAGACTAAAACCAAATCAAAATTATCTATTTCATTCAACATTTCTTGTAAAGCGGGTCTGTCTTTTTTAGCTCCGGAGTATCCAGCGTCAGTATATACTTTATGAATTTTCCAGTCGTTTATGTCGCTGTAAGCTCTTAATTTTCTTTCTTGTTCTTCGATAGAGTGTCCTTTTTCTTTTTGTTCAAGTGTACTCACTCTAGTATAAATTGCTACTTTCATGTGCTCCCTCCTCAAAATTGGCAAAAAATAATAAGGGTAGGCGGGCTACCCGTGATTTTAGTACTAGGTACTAAATGTGATATAATAAAATAAAAAGTAGGTGATGAAATGTGTGTAAAATTTACTGACGCAGAAATAGCTTATATAAAAGAATCAGTTGAAAATTATAGTAGTGAATTTGATATTTATGACGATGAACAAGAACTTAAATTAAAAATTTATGAACAAATTATGTTAAAAATCAAATCTGAATACAAGGATACCTATTTATTCCGTCTTATTAATTGATTTGGTATATTCTCTTAATATTTTTTCGTTTTCATCAACAATGTCTTTTAGTGTGTTTAAAAGAAAGTCACAATCACCTTTGGCTACTGCACCAGCTTGTGAATGGTTGATTATGTTTCTCATACTATACGCAATTTCTACCCGTTTTTTGGTTCTATAATTTACTTTACCTTCTTTAGTTAATTCTCCTAATAATTTTGTGTACATAGTTGAATCGGTGTCTTTATGTTTGATTTTATTAACTTTTTTTAATTTGATTAAAAACGTTTCTATAGCAACAGCAAAGGTTGCTGCAGCTGGCAAATACAATTCCCTTTTATAAGCTTGTAATCCTTGTTCTATTTGATAAGAAAAAGTTATATCATCAACAATCTCTTTCATACTATTTAAATCTAAGTGGTTGAACGGTTGTATTTCATCATGTGCTTTGTTTATCAATCTTTCTTTCGACTTCGATATCAATGTATTGTAATGATCGTTAGCTAATCTTTTGCCATAATTAAAAAATAAATCTAAATTGTTTTGTAATATTACGGTCCCGATATATTTTCCGTAGTAAATAGATGTGTAATAAATGTAATTATTAAAATCTAATAATCCGGATTGTTCTTCTACATACTTTTTAGAATCATATATGTATGAAGTAAAGTGTTTAGACAAATATTTGATATCAATATTACGAAAATTATATATTTCTTTTAATTTACTGTCATTTGAGATAACGACGATGCAAGGTTCTTCAAAAAAAGATTGATTTAGATAAAATATCGAAATCTTGTAATCGTCTTTTCTCATGAATGGGAAAGCTTCTGGATTGCTACTAAACTGATAATTGTATCTGTTTTCAACTACATATTTGTAGCCTTCTAAAAATTTACGCAAGTATTCTTTTAAAGTTTTATTTTCTTCCATCCCTCATCCTCCTCACGCCACATAGGCGCTATTAATCTTCCTTCTTTCTTATTGAAAAAATAAAAAAGATGATTGGGATGCTTAACATTAATGGAAAAAATATGACTATTGGTAATGACAGTACCGCCATATATAAGAAGAATTTATCAAAATTATATTTTCTCATTTTCATTTCTCCTTTGTTTATATTTCCTTATATTTAAAAACTCTCAACGGCTCAAATGTGATCGAATACTCGCCATAGTGAGTTCCAATACCATATATCTTTTTATATTGTTCTATTGCTTCTAATATGTATTCTTCGCTTAATTGTAGATACTCAGACAATTCATACAAGTTACGTACGCCATAATTATAAGCTTCTACAATTTCGCGTAATGGAACAGCTGAGATAAAGCCGTGTCTACGTGCGTAATTTTCGAACTTGCGATTGTTGAATTTCGAGTAATCGGCTATATCACCGTATGTAAGTTTATTATGTGCTAATTCTTCAAAGAGAATCCCTGCCTTTTCTCTATCTGATAAACCACGCTTTATCAAAATTAAATCTCCTAACCATACCCCGTCTAAATTATCTGGAAGCACATCAGCCTCTCTTATTTCAATATAATCATGTTGTATTAAAGTTTCTTCATATAATCCCATCTGATACATCCTTTACTTACGTTTGCTTCTTATATAATCTGCATAATCTAAAACTCTTTGCCATTCGTCATCTGTCAATTCTCCTTCAAGATGAGCTGCACGATGTTGTACTTCATCATCGTTTTCTTCAACCCACCCCATTAAATACGCAGGATTAACATTTAATGCAGTAGCTATACTTTCTATAGTATCGTTTTTTAGATTTTTGATATTTCCGCTTTCATAACGTTGTACAGTAGCTTCAGTTTTACCAATTTTTCTTCCTAGTTCGGCCAAAGTCATACCTTGTTTTTCTCTTGATTGTTTCATTCTTTTTGAAAAGCACATCGTAATACAGCTCCTTTTACTTGATAGTTCTATTATAAGGAAAACTTTCGGCATTTGCAATATTTTTCTAAAAAACTTTCGTAAAATGCTTGACCTCTTTTGTAACATCATGATAAGATTACTTACGTAATGCGAAAGGTGGTGAAAAGAAATGCCTATAGATACTAAACTTTTGAAATCTAAAATGGCTTTGAAAGAACATAACATCAAAACCCTTTCTGAAGAAATTGGTGTCAATAGAGATACTTTATCTAACATGATACACGGGAGAACAAAACCATCCTACCCGGTAATAAATGGTATTTATTTTGCGTTAGAATTGACACCTCAAGAAGGAAGAGATATTTTTTTTAACGAAGACTTACGCAAAAAGAAAGTTTTAACTTAAGGAGGAACAACAAATGGAACAAACAATCAAACAATTTTTAGAATTTAGAAAGCAATTCACACCCGCACAGTGGCACGAAATCAACAGAATTATTGACGGACAATTTAGTAAAAAAGCCGCCGAGCTACAACTCGACGACCAAGATGTTGAGGTTATTAAAAATATTATTACTCAACAAAAGATTATGAAGTAACAATTTGAATAAAAGTTATTCAAAAATCACGAAAGGAAGATACAAAATGATGCTGACCAACACACTACTAGCAATTCACTTTTTCATGAATTTAGCGATATTAATTATGCTCGTAAGAATCGGTAGAGATTAACTTATACTTTTTAAGTTTGTTTATTCGTTGATTAGAAACAATCTTTATAAACGCAGGTTCTAATTCGAATTTATATAAAAACTCTGATGACGAATTAGCTATCATAACTTCTGGTTTATCTAATTGTTTATCGATTGGAGCATGCAAATAACTTGGATTATATATACCGAGAGATGAATATTCATCAGATTCCAATACTACGTTAATAGGTGTTAAAACATTTTTGTTTTTATCTAAAAATATTAATTCTTCTAAAGTATGAGTTCTAGACGAGTCATTAGCGACGACAAAATTTAATTCTACAAAATTATTTTCATAGTAGAAATTAAGATCGCTAATAACAAAACTGAACTTATTTTGAGAACGAGTATAAAAAATTGAGTATGCAGATAGACCTAAAGCTAGAAAAGCTACAACGTTTGAAAACAAAGTAGATTGTATGAATTCCATAAGAATAACCACCTTAAATATTTGATAACAACATTATACATGAAAGGAGCATAAATATTATGCAAGCATTACAAACATTTTGTTTCCAATAAAAAAACACACACCTTGTCGTAGAAGGTATGTGTTACGGAAATTTTGTTCGGTTCTAATTACTACGACTAACAGCACAATTTTTGCTGGTATCGTCCCCAGCCCTGTATGGTGCTTAGGTTTTCCGTCAAAGTCTAGCGTCCTAAAAGTTACTACCTTCTAGTACGCATACCCTAGTTAACGTCTCTTGGTTGACTGTGGAACACAACAAACGATGTTCTAATTTAGACTTACTAACCTATAAAACCACAGGATGATTTAAAACCTGGCATAAGCAAGGAAATCACCTCCCAATGTAGTGGGGTTGGATTAATTATATAACGAAATATCGTTATGGACAATAAGGAGTGGTAAGATGCTGAACTTAAAAGAATTGAGAGAAGAAAAGGGGATAACACGCTATCAACTAGCGAAGCTAACGGAATTACAAAACTCGACAATTCGATCTATCGAAACAGAGGTTAAAAACCCCGGTTTCCTCACAGTAAAAAAAATATGCGATGCACTACAAGTTGATATCGCTAATGTAAAGGAGAAATAAAATGCAAGCATTACAAACAAAATCGAACATCGGCGAAATGTTCAACATACAAGAAAAAGAAAATGGAGAAATCGCAATCAGTGCAAGAGAGTTATACAAGGCTTTGGAAGTCAAAAAACGTTTTAGCGCTTGGGCAGAAATTAACTTAAAGCATTTTAAAGAAAACAGAGATTTTACAAGT